CGTTTATAAGGTAATTCCCGTTGGCTCTCCATCGACTTCTCCTAAACCAAGTATCGCTAGCAATATATATGATGCTTGGAAATATGAAAATACAAGAAGAATAGAAGCAGCTAAACAGAATTTTCAAAATATAGCGCCAAGAGGCTCAAAGGCAGAATTTAGAACAGCCACAAGCAAGCAGGACGCTAATACCCAATGGGTTATCCCATCTAAAGAGAAAGATTTTACTGAAGATCTCGGCCAAATAAATGAATCCTTTAGGGATCAATTGAGCGAAAGAATAAGAGACATAATTAAGGAATACGAGGATTCGTTCTAATGTCTTTTGTAATGCCAGAAATAGTAATAAGAAAGATAATAGATCAAGGTATCAAGAATCTTAGAAAAAATAAAGATGCTTTTGATGATTTGTTTGCCATGTTAACTGAGCAAGACTTTAGTTCTGACTATGGCGATGACTATAGAAACAAAATATGGAAATGGTTCTCGGAAACAAAGATACCAGTAATTCAAGCTTGGTCATTTAACGCACAAAAAATACCCTGTATAAGTGTGCATCTAGCTAATGAAACCGAAGATGAGAGTAAGGCCGCTATGAGCGACATAGCGGCGCTTTTTGATAATGAAGAGGGTGAAACTGGAACAGGTGTATTTACCGTGATGGTTGATATAGGTATACATGCTAATAGAGGTGGCGACCATGTTTTGTGGATGTACTATATCGTATCCTACATACTTTTTAAGAACAAGCTCACAGCGGAAAGATTGGGCCTAAAGCTCCACACTTATAGTGCCACAGATTACAGCAAAGATACCATGCACATGGCAGAAAACACGTGGACAAGATGGATAAGATTCAGGTGTACTACCCAGAATTATTGGATGGGTGACAAGTATACTGATATAGGCGAGATAAACGTAGAGCATACTGTAGACGGATCTGACTTAAATAGTTCAGAGGCTGGCATAGTTGCAAGTAAAATAAATGACGAAGATGATAGCGAAGGGGTTAATATTTAACCACTTTTTGAGTGTATAATAAATGTGAGGCTTACATGAAAAAGAAAAAAGAAAAGAATAGAAATCTTTTGAGCTTAGAACAAGAAGGCGTAGAAAAGGTAGACTTTGACACCTGGTATGCACTTAGAAAAGAATCTATACCTAAGCATCATCACAAGGAAGTATTAAAAGCTGATTTTAAAGGCAGAGGATTAAGCGGGGATTGCTCTATGGAAACCTTCGATAGAGCCCTAGCCGCATATGGCATAGTTTTAGGTTAACATTAGCTTATTAAGCATGTTATAATTTATTTACAGAATCTTAGGAGAAAAAGAAAATGGCAATAAACGTAAGTTTTAACGGAGCTACAATATACAAACCAGGCGCTTATTCGAAGGTCTCTATTGATCTCAGCGGTGGTTTTCCTCTTAGCCCGACTGGCCTTGTAGCGATACTTGGGGAAGCAGATGCTGGTGCACCTGGGGCTTCTGAAGTAAACATCGCAAATAATGTATTTAGTCCAGAACAGCTTCCAGAGATAAAGGCAAAATATGGCAGAGGTCCAATAGTTGACGCGTGCAACCTTTTGTTTGCTCCTGGCTCTGATGGTGCAATACCAGGCGGAGCTCAAGCTATATACATTTATAAAACTAACGCATCTGTTAGAGCTTCTCTTGCTCTCGCTGGTTCTTATGGTACAGTTCAAGCAAGAGAATGGGGTGTAGGCGGAAACAGAATAACTCTTAAGATAACTGGCTCCGGTGCTACTAGAAATTTAACGCTCTCTCAAAAAAGAGATTTGCTTGTAGAAACTGCAACCGTTGGTGGTAATGTACTTGTTACTGTAACAAATGCTACTGCTGGTTCTACTGTTTCTATAGACGATAACAACGTTGTTCTTTTTAACGGAACAAGCTCTGTTTCTCTTCCTAAGGCAAGTTTTGGCAGTGTTGCCGATCTTGCAGAAGCAATTAATTTGATCCCTTCTTGGAGCGCAGTTTTAACCGCAGGACAAGATTCAAGACAATCGGTCAATGTTCTTGACCACGTATCTTCTCTTGACGCCGTTTCTGGTGCAGCTCTTAAAAAAGATGCAGCAGAAGTTGCAGCCTTCTTTGAGGCATCTAGCATAGCATCTCTTGAATCTGGCGCTAAGGTAGGTTTGCCTGCTGCTCTTGCGGAAGCCGCATTGTCTGGCGGCGCAAAGGGCGCAACTAGCACTTCTGAGATAGTTAACGCTCTTAGTAAGTTTGAAAAAGTAAGAGTTAACTCTGTTGTGCCTCTTATGTCTCGCGATGCGTCAGACGATGCAGCAGACGGACTCACTGAATCTGGGTCTAATTACACTATAGAAGGAATACATCAAGCTGTTAAGACACATCTTAGCTTGATGGCTACTACTAAGAAGAAATCCGAAAGACAAGGATATCTTTCGTTGAAGGCCGATTACGCTGATTGTAAACAAAGAGCGCAAGATCTTGCCGCGGCAAGAGTTCAGCTTGCAATTCAAGATGTTCGTCAGGCTGATAGTGATGGCGTCATAAGATGGTTTCAACCTTGGGCCGCAGCTTGCTTGCTCGCAGGCGCAAGAGGCGGATCGCCAATCGGTCTTCCTATGACCAATAAATATTTCAATATGAGCGGCATACGCCAAACAGGGCAATCTATGTCAACCGCAGAAGCGGATATAGTTCTCGACTTTGATCCTGATACTCAATATGATGATGCTATATCCAGCGGTATAAGTTTCTGGGAAAGACCGCAGTCTGGCGGATTTCGCCTTGTAGTCGATAACACTACTTACGGAAAAGACGGAAACTGGGTATATAACAGAGCTAACGTTCTTTACGCTGCCGATGTTCTTGCATATGATTTCAGAAATCAGCTTGAAAATCTTTATGTCGGTGTTAAAAACACCGTTAGTGCTGCAGAAGTTAAATCTACTTGTGAATCTATACTTACAACGTATTTAACTCAAGGTATTACTGTAAGTACTGCAGATGCTAAAAATGGCTTTAAACAACTCGTAGTGCAGATAAATGGCAACACGATAAACGTTTCTGTTGTTGTTAAGTTAGTAGAAGGAATTGATTTTGTTCTCGCAGATATAACCCTGCAGAGAGCACAGCAATCCGCTTAAGATATTAAGGCCGGGCGTTATGCCCGGCCTTTTTTCATGAAGGTGTAAACATGTCAAATCGCCCAGACTGGTCTCAGTGGATATTGCAAAAGAACAACGAAGCTAAGCAAGAAGAGCTTAGAAAGAGCGATTCTGTTTGTAAAAAATGCAATAAAGCTAAATGTAAATGCCTTAAAAAATCTAAAGACATGGCAGGCGATAAAGTAGACTCAAGTATGTTAATGTCTGAACTTGAATCTCTTGAGCATCATATAAAAGAAATAAGAGAGCACATAGATCAAGCAGAAATTGCTCCTGATTGGGTTAAAGCTAAGGTTTCAAAGGCTGCGTCGGGATTGTCTGATATCGCCCATTATATAATGGGACTAAAGGAAATTAAAAAGGGTGAATCTGCTGAATTAGAAAAAGCCTTAGAAGGAGCAAGAAATCCTAAAAGAGGCGATCCGATGTTCGAACCTACTCATCTTCGCGAATGCGCTACCTTAAGTCATGAAGATGCTAAGAAGAGAGCTCATCAAGTAGTTAATGGTGCCAACGCTAGACCAATTACCAAAAATAGAGCTAGACTAATGATAGATAGAAGCAAAAATGTACCTCATCTTCTTCAGGGGATGACTAACTACATGCTCGCACACCCTAGCGAAAACTTAAAGGTCGGCAGAGGTGTTGGGCCTAGCTTACCAGACGAAAGAGACGGCGGTTCAGAAGCAGCTTAAATTTATTTTAGGTTAGTTTCGAAGTTTAACTCTTTTTGTGTTATAATTATAAAGTTACAATTAAGTAACAAAATAGCAAGGTAAAGGGAACCGCAACCCTAAAGGAAACAAAATGGCAGACATAAAACCATCTTTTATAACAGGCGCGTCAGCAAAGATAACCGTAGGTGGTAAAACTTTCGCATACGCAGCTGACGTATCTTACTCTGTGGCAGTTGACACGATCCCCATAGAAACAATGGGTCGCTATGAAGCTGTGACCAACGAACCAGTTAACTACTCTGTAGCAGGCGAACTTAGCATAGTTAGATATACTAACGTAGCATCTGGTTCAACTGGAAACAATCCCTTTGGAACCGCAGATGGAACTGGAAACGGCGTTAAAGCATCTGGCCTTCAAGGATTCTTTGATCCTGCAAGTATATTAGCTTCAAAGAGCGTAGATATAGTTATATATCAGAAAAAAGCAACAAATACGACTACTGGCAGCGGAGCAGCTAGTAGTTCTGCAGTTGAGACTGTTAGAATAGGAAGAATCATAGACGCAAGAATGAACCGCTTGAGCGGCGGTATCAACAAAAGAGGCATATTGGTTGAGCGCATGAGCTTCGTAGGCATCCTGTTTGACGGCGATGATTTTGACGCAGGTAAGTCTGCAGATAAAGATCTTTCGACCTAATAATTAATGCACAATATTAAAGCCCTGCCAGTAATGGTGGGGCTTTTTTATTTACAGTAATGCGCGACAGTTTTTATGGTATTATTTAGTGAGAGGTCATCGTGGCAGGTGTAAAACCATTTTTTATAACGGGCGCAAATGCAAAGATAAAGATAAACGGTAAAACGTTAGCTTTTTGCACTGACCTTTCTTACTCAATACAGATAGCGCATCAAACGCCTAAGGTTCTCGGCATGTACGAAGGCTCTTCTGTTGAACCGCTTGGATATACTGTATCTGGCTCGTTCAGCGTAATTAGATACACTAAAGATGCCGCAATGGCGACTGGCGCTGATTCTACGCCGTATGGCATATCCGAGAACGACGCGGGTAACGGAGTAGGCAACATGGGTTCTGCATGGGGTGGCAAGTTCGGCGATTTTCTTAATAGGAACGGCATAGGTAACGACGGCAGGACTAACGAAGCACTAAATCCAGGTTTGCTGTCTAACGGTACGACGTTTGACATACAAGTGTATCAAAAGGTTCCTGGGCAAGGTGGCGAGGCTGGAGGTTTCTTTGGCGCTACTCAAAGAACCATAAATGCTGTAAGTGATATATTGACAGGCGGAACCGGCGTAAACGGTTCTGTTCCTGGATTAGTAGGCGTAGCTAACATAAGAAACTGCAGAATAACTCAAGCTGACTTTAGTATATCAAAAAGAGGGGCTGCCATGCAACGCTTTAACTTCGTTGCGCTGTACGCAGACGAAGATAGTTTTGTAGCCGACTTCAGCGGAGTCGGGCAGCAGTTCGAGGGATAATACATGCCAAAGGGTTTTAACAACGTACCGCCTCCAGGTCAAGGTTTACTAGATAACGTAGTTGGCGGAAATATAGGTGGCATATTCTCTACTAGACCTACTGCCAAATACGCAAGCGGCGCTAGGTGCATACTTAAGATAAACGGCGTCATAGTAGGCTTTGCATTTGGCATCTCATGGAGAATAACTACAGCCGTGACAGAGATCAACGCCATAGATGATCCTTTCACCAATGAGTTAGTTCCAACAAGATGCAGAGTAGAGGGATCTATATCCGCTCTTCACATACCTGGAGTTAGTGCCGGTACTAAAGGCTGGCAAGCCAATGCTTTATCCTTCTTGTTTCAAAAATATATACAAATAGAAGTTAGAGATTCAAAGACAGACGAAGTTTTATTTTTAGCTTCTAAAGCCATGATAGTCTCAAGGCAGGAAGAGATAAGAGTGGATCAGCTAGCCAACGTGACTTTGACTTTTCAAGCCATAGGTTGGCAGGATGAAAAGGTCCCGACTATACCTGAAGGATATACTTCGGACGGTAACTCAAACAATTCTCAAATCGGACAACCTAAAAAGACGCCAGCTGCAAATTTCAACGATATCACTCTCATGCCTACTATGGGTGGCACGATGAAAGGTTAATTTTATACACTTTTTGATATCTTTACCATATTAAGGTATAATTAAAAAGAGGTTTATTATGGATTTACCGAACAAGGAACATGTTTTTGATTTTCAGCACACTGGTATAGACACCGGTAAAAAATACGAAGGCAGATTTACTGTCTTATGCGTACTCAACATGGGACAAAAGCATAAACTAGAGCTTGAAAAAACAAGACTTCTTGGTAATTATCAAAATCCAACAGACGGTCTTCTTGGTATGGCTATAATTTTAGCAACTCTTAGAACCAAGATAGTTGATGCACCTGAATGGTGGAAACAAAGCGTAGGCGGTACTTTAATAGAAGACGAAGACGCACTAGTAGCACTTTTTGATAAAGTAGCTGCAGCCGAGGAAGAATGGCGCCAGAAGATGAAAGAGAAAAGTCAGAAAGCGCAAGAGACTTTACAAGCTTAATAGATCAGATAAGAACCGTAGCAGCAGCTAACGCACGTTCTGATCTCTCTGACGAAAAACAATTAATACTTTTTCTTCAAAGTTGGTGGTCTAAAACTTATAATAGGCCACTCAAAGATCCTTTATTGCTTTCTTATACATTAGAAGAACTTCTTTATGAATTTTACGACAAAATAGAGCGTAAAAAGGCAGAACAAGAACGAGTAAACTCAGAAAATGATAAGATAGAGGCAGACAAGGAAAAAGAGGTTCTTGATTGGGCTGAAGAGGAAGAAAGAAAAGAACTCGAAGCTTTAAAAAAAGAAGCTGGTAATAAGCAAGAAATAGATCCAACCAAAGATCCTGATAACGTCGCATGGATGGAAAAACAGTTACAGCAAGGTAAAGCTATTTTTGGTGAATCATTTGGCGAAGATATAGAAGAAAGTTTTAATGAGTAATTTTTATGGCCGATAATGACGACGTCAATAAATCAAAAAACATAAAACCAGTCAACGGTAATCCTGACGATTATGCGACTAGAGGAATTAGCGACGTTGACAGGATACTAGAAAAAAGCCAAAGAAGTACTGGCCAAGAAGTCATTAAAAGTAAAAAATTAGCCGAGCACGAAAGAAACATTGAAAATATTAATACGGCTATAGAATCCGGTTTCTATCCTTCGTGGGCACTTAAAGATTTTCAAAAAGAAAAAGTAAAATCAACAATACAAATAGCTAAAATTAAAGATCAGCTGTCAACACAAGATACTTTAAGGCAAGAAAGAAGCATAAATGAATTAGGATCTTCTGTGCGCGAGTATTTTTCTTCTTCTTCGGTGAATGGTTATCGTCAAGAAATCGCAAGAACAACGTTTGCTCAAGACTTTGGACGCCAAATGATGAATTTGTCGCCTAATGAATTAGAACAAAAAAAGGCAAGATCTGCTGTAGCTAGAACTCAATTAGAAAAGCAAGCAACGAATCTTGCAGAGAGAGTCGCATCTGGAGATATTGGGGCTAAACAAGAATTAGAGGCGGTATATAAAAAGCACGAAAGACAGATAAAATTTGAAGCAGCGATAGACGTAGCAGAAAGAAGACAAAGGGCCGCAGGTTTAGACGTTGAATCGCAAGAAGAAAAATTTTATAAAATTGGTGCTAAAATTAGAGCCGAAAAAAGACAAAGTACGATAAAAGAAGGTATAGCATCTGGGGAAATAAAAACAGATGATCAAACATTGGCAGACCTTAATAAAAAACAAAAGGAATTAAAGGATAAATATTTAGAAGAACAAGATAAGCTTAATAATGCAGTTGGTAAATCAGCGGAAGAAATAAGAACTAATTTAAGTAAATTAAGCACGGCCTTAGAAGAAAATGCTGAAAAAATAAGCGAAATTGAAGACGTAAAACAAAGAGAGCCACAGCGATTTTCTAATGCAGCCAATTATTTAAATTTATTAAGCTCAGGCTTTGGGGCGTTTGGCGGAGCAGCTCAACAACTTCTAGTAGGTCAAAGATTAACGTCGATGCAAAATAATGCGGGTTTTGCTCAATGGGAAAATTTAAAATATCAAACGTATAAGTCTGCTAATGCTGGGGATGTTATGTCTCAGTTGTTACTAGCAGGCTTTAAATCGGATGAAGATTTTGGGGCTGAAGTTAGAGCAGGTCAAATAGGCGCGAATGCGGCTAATGCATTGGGTGGTATTTTTCAAGTAACATCTGGCGCTATTAGAGCCAAACATGCCGCGCTTGAAGAAGTAAACCCACTTGCTCAAAGTTTTGGAACTGCTATAAATGCTACCCAGAATTTACAAGCAGGCGCGATGGATGTGGTTGGCGGCACGGCGTCTTTAGCAGTTCAAGCTGGCGATGTAATTAGAGGCAATTCAACTGGGCAGGCAGATTTGAGCGCAAGACATTTAAGTCTTGAAGCAAGAAAGGCTCTTTACGCTATAGGAGCAGAGCAGCTTCAAGGTTTAAGAGATTTTGGTGTTGGCATGGGGAGCGCCGCCGCATCAATGGGTGGTGCAGCCGGAAGCGCATTCTTGCAAAGAAATTTATCTAAAACAAATATGGTTCAACTGTCTGGGTTAGAAAGAATGAGGGACGCTAGAATATCTCCAGAGCAGATGGCTCAGATGAGTGCTTTTGGTGCACAAGAAATAGGAAGCGCATTTAACGAAGAACAGATTTATGCTGCAAGAGGTTTAGAGAGATCTGGTTTTGGCAATATGCAGACAAACATGCAAAGAATGGCATCATTAGCTGCAGCTGGAGCCAATAATCCTGACAGCAGCCTGAAGTCTGTTTTAGAGGCCGCATTTTCAAAATCTCTTGAAGGCTCTAAGGTCCTAAATGAGATGGTTGAATATACAGGGGCGATGGCATCTCAATCGGTCGGTAGACAAATGGGACTTGATGTTACGGCGGAAGCTGCGCAATTATTAAGCGCTGGAGTCGACCCTAACGCTAAAAATAAAGAGGTTGCTCTTTCTTTAGCTGCAACCTCCGCAGAAAAAATGCGCCAAATAAGTACAGATACCGGCGTTAATTATTCTGCTATGGCTGCCACAGCAAGAATAAGTAAAATGACCAAATTATCTGGCGTAGAAGCGATAATTGCTCAAAAAATGACTGACGAAGATCTTATAAAACTTCAAAATACTAAAGACCCTGAAGAAATAGGAAAAATGCTCTTTGAACAAGGCATAGATGTAAAAAAAGGCGAGGAAACGGGATTAGTAAAAAAATTAGTAAAGGCTAGACTTATAACAAATCTTCAGATGGGTTCTGGTGGAATAGGGTTGGGAGTAGACGCTGAGGCACTGGCAGATAAAATCATGAGTGGTAAAGAAATATCACGCGAAGAGGAGCTGTTATTTAATCAGGCCGCAAGGATTTCCGGCGTCGGAATTGGGTCACAGGCATGTAGAGCTTCGACTGCCATAATCAATAAAGAGCCAAACGCAATAG